CGAAATTACACCGCTAGACGCTCACCGCCTGCACATGGCCGTGGGAATTAGCGGAGAAGCCGGCGAACTTCTGGACGCCGTAAAGAAAGCCGTGATCTATCGGAAGACTCTCGATGTCCAGAATGTGAAAGAAGAGTGTGGGGACTTGCTGTTTTACATTACCGGCATTCTCGACAGCATCGGCAGCAATGTCGACCAAGTAATTTCCGAGAATATGGAAAAGCTTTCCAAACGATACGGATCACTTTCCTATTCCAACACCCAAGCAATTCAAAGACTCGACAAAGAACACGGCGACGAGGTGAAACTTTCACCGCCAGAAGCAGACGAAGATTTCGACCAGATCATTCCACGCACTTGCAATCTGGACGACGAGGAGTGCGAATCTTGCCAATGAAACCCGAACTTGCAAAGGACTGGAAATATTGGGAAGGATTCGCCGATGGTCAGAAGGACATGGAAAGCCAGATTGACATGGAAAACGACCAGCTGAATCCGAATGACTTTATCCAGAATCTCGACATGTTTTCCATGTGGATATTGTCACAGATTAGAAATAACGGAAGCGATGAGATAAACGAAGAAGGTGCTCCGATATTTGCAAACTATGGAGAAGCCACACAAGCCGCATTTGCGACGACGATTGCCTATGCTCGCGTATTGCGAACAATGGCCGCATGTTTGTTCAAATTGAATCAGGGAGATTTTACAGAGGAACATTTCCATCATGAAATGGATTTCGCATTCAACCAACTAGAAAACGAGACGAATGAAAACGACGACGAATAAAATCACAAAGCTTGTGGGAGAATATCACAAGCTGATTTCGGGAGATCATCACAAGGATCGAGATTGTCACTGGAACATTGAAACGCGTTGGAGCTATGGCAACGCTCCTGTTTATATCGTGGAACGAAATGGATATTTACACCACACAGAGACAGCTCGATTTGATTCCTATGATTCGGCACTAGCTTACTTGCGCGAAGAAATACAGGATGCGCTAGAAATAGAGCGATTCAATAAAGCAGAGTTAAGTGGCATTCGCTTTCCCGATGACATTCCCGGAGAGATGCGAGCATTTGAATTATGAGCTGGCAAGAATATGCGTTGGACATTGCCAAGGTAGCAGCGAAGAAATCAAAAGACCCATGGCGAAAAGTAGGTGCATGCTTACTTCGCCATGACAATACAGTTGCAGGTGTGGGATTCAATGGCTTTCCCGCTGGTATGCGTGAAGATTGGCAAGATCGAGACAAACGGAGGTTGCTGGTGATTCATGCCGAACAAAATGCGTTGAGATATGTGAAGCCCAACGAATGCGCTTTGCTTGCTGTGACATTGCTACCATGCAATGATTGTTTGAAAGCGATTGCAAGCCATGGAATCAAGACGGTCGTTTATCAAGACATATACGAACGAGACGCGACAAGCATTGAACTAGCGAAAGATTTCGGCGTGGAATTGGTTCAGATTGGCATTGGTGACATTTCAGCGAGTTGGGATCATAGAGGGAAGCCGTCAGTTTTCACAGTGAGAAAAAAAGGACTTGAGATTTACCGAGGCCCGTTTAAAGGTGGAATCGGTTTAATGAATAAATAAATTATGAAATACAAAATCCAAACACAACAACCTGCGAATATCGTGCAGGAATTTGAGATTGAAGCAGAGGGAGAATATGAGGCACAGGAAATGGTTCAGGTGATGATAAGCAACGGAGAATTGCCTGAGCCTAGCTATGCGGCAACGGAGGTTTGCGGGAGGACAGAAGTTTTCAGCGTGGAGAAACAATGAGACTGCACTGCCTAGGGCTTCCACACACAGTCACAAGCAAAGAGTTCAATGCGTGCGCATATACTCAAAAGGTTTTGAAGTTTGGCAAGATGATGACAGGGCGAGGGCATGAAGTCATTCACTACGGGCATGAGGATTCAGACTTGATTTGCACAGAGCATGTGACGGTTTTGACAAACGATGACTTTAAGAAGTCATATGGCTCGCATGATTGGAGGAAAACATTCTTTAAGTTCAACACAAACGATCACGCCTATCAGACATTTTTCAAGAATGCGATTAGAGAAGTTGGAAAAAGAAAATTGAAGAATGATTTCATTTTGCCATTTTGGGGCAGTGGAGTCAGGCCGATTTGTGACGCGCATAACGACATGATTGTTGTAGAGCCGGGAATCGGATATGCAGGGGGACATTGGGCAAGATGGAAGGTTTGGGAGAGTTACGCGATTTATCACGCCTATTGTGGCTTGAAGAATGTTGGTCAGTGCAATCAAGATTGGTATGATGTTGTAATTCCTAATTATTTCGATGAAGAAGACTTTGAATTTAACGATAAGAAAGAAGATTACTTTTTGTATCTTGGCAGGGTTTATTCAGGCAAAGGCGTTGATGTTGCGATTCAAGCCACGGAAAAGGCAGGAGTTAAGCTTGTCATTGCAGGACAGAAAGAAGAAGGCTACAAGTTACCAGCGCATGTTGAATATGTCGGATATGCCGACGTGGTAAAGCGGAAAAAATTGATGGCAAATGCGAAGGCTAGTTTTTTACCTTCCATGTATGTTGAGCCATTTGGAGGCGTCCAAATTGAGAACCTGCTTTGTGGAACTCCCACGATAACGACAGACTGGGGAAGCTTTGCAGAAAATAATTTGCATGGTATCACGGGTTATCGTTGTCGGACGATGGGTGATTTTGTGGGTGCGATCAAAAATATTGACCAGATCAAGCCAGAGAACTGCCGTAAGTTTGGAGAGAACTTTACATTAGAGAAGGTTGCGCCAATGTATGAGAAATACTTTTCAGATGTTTTGGATGTTTACGAAGGAAAAGGATGGTATTCTGATTGCAATGGACTCGATGCCATGTATAGAGTTTACCCATGATTGAATTGATTAAACTTTACCTCGTCAGAGAATTTTACATTTTTCAAATTGTGTTGATTGATATTTTAAATAAGTTTTTACAATATATTAAAGATGAAAGCGATACTTGAATTTAATCTTCCAGAAGATCAAGATGACCATAAATATGCGTTGTCTGGCGTTGATGCTTTGATTGTTATTAGCGACTTAGAAAATGAGATACGAAGCAAGTTGAAATATGATGCTGGAGAGTTCAAAGAATTTTATGTTGATGTCTATAATGAAGATGGCACAATAAAAAAGAAAAAAGTTAATGGATGCGATGACACGCTGGAAAGGGTTGGAGAAGTCTTGCGTCAATTTAAACAAGAACGAAACCTTCCAGAACTAGTGTGATTGGAGGAAGCGTCAGTAGAATCATTAAGTTAGCCGAAGAGATAAGGGAAGAGGCTGACAGAGACGAAGATGTTGGGATTGTATATGCTGCGAAGCATATCATTCTAAATGCGGCATCTGTGAAAGGAAAGGTCGAATTAGATATACCAAAAGCGAAGGAAGTAGTGCAAAACTATGTCCAGACTTTGCTGGATGCGGATCAGTTTGAGGCAGCAGCAACAATTCTTTGGGGGCCAAATGTCTACGACTGGAGGCCGATGTCTAGTCAGAACACATGGAGATGTTTGTTTGAGCAAGACAAGTTGTTGATCCAAGGTGCAGGCGCAATGGGCAAAACGTTCGGTGCGGCAGCTTGGTTCTTGCTGGATTGGATGCGTGATCCACACTATACCTGCATTAAAGTTGTGTCTCTTACCGCAGAACACGCGCAACGAAATGTATTTGCAGCAATTAAGAAGTTCTATACTACAGCATTGGTTAGACCAGAATTTGAAGGTAGTGAGACACTTGTGAAGTCTATTCAAGCAAATAATGATTCCAAGAATGGCATTCACCTAGTTGCAGTCCCAAGGGGAGATAGTGGAACTGGAACACTTCGTGGATTTCACCCTAGTCCAAGAAGTGGGAAATCCCACCCTAAATGGGGTAGAATGAGTCGAACCCATGTTGTGCTGGACGAAGCTGAAGAAGTTCCTGCTGGTGTCTGGGAAGGCTTACAGAACATTTTATCTGCCGCCGATACAGA